TTAAAAATTGTTATTATCCTAATAAAACAGAAGTTCTTAGTGTTTGTAATTTATTATAATAATCATATTTAATTTAAATGGTCATAAGGAAGAGTAAATCTCTTCCTTATGACTTTATTTTTTTTTTGCATTAAAATATTATATAAAGAAACAGTGTATTATATTTTATTAATGAAAGGATTGATAAATAATGAATAATAGTGAAGGATTTATTGTTTGTGAAGAATTTAATTCTTCTACACCTTCTATTTTAGCAGATGATAATAAATCAATTACATTTGAAGCAATACTTCAAGAAGCTGATGCTCCAAATAGAAATAAACGTATTTATGGTAAAGATGTTTTATCTGATGCTTTAAATAATCCAACTGTAAAAGAAAAAATTGCTAATAAATGTTTTTTCGGCGAAGCAGGGCATCCGCTCAGTAGTGATATTCACCGCCAGTCTTATATAGATCAAACAAATATTAGTCATATTGTAACTTCTCTTAGTTGGGAAGGAAACCTCTTAAAAGGTATTGTAGAAACTGCACAAACAGCTACAGGCTATGACATGAGAGGATTGATTAGACAAGGCTCTCGTGTTTCATTTTCTATGAGAGCACTTGGAAATGTTATTAAGCAAGAAGGACAATATAACCGTGTATATGGACCATTAATGATTGTGGCATATGACTGGGTATGAAGTTATTATCGATGGTTAAAAAAATAATTTTAGTTTAAACTTTTACGTATATATTATATTCGTGAAAGGAAGTGTTTAATATGGCTTATTGTCAACAAAGAAAAACACAAAAAGAATTTGTAAAAGAAATATATAATTTAGTAGGAAATGAATATGAAGTATTAGGTGAATATGTTAGTAATAAAATTAAGATTAAAATGAAACATAATAAATGTAATACTGAATTTGAAACTAGACCTAATGATTTTTTAAGAGGTAGAAGATGTCCTTATTGTTTTGGAACACCTAAGAAAACTACTGAAGGATTTAAAAAAGAAATATATAATTTAGTAGGAAATGAATATGAAGTATTAGGTGAATATAAAACAACTAATGATAAAATTAAAATGAAACATAATAAATGTAATACTGAATTTGAAATGAAACCTTTTAAATTTTTACATCAAAATCATAGATGTCCTAATTGTTCTAAGCTTAAAAAGAAAACTACTGATTCATTTAGTAAAGAAATTGGTGATGATTATGAATTATTAAGTAATTATATTAATTGTAAGACTAAAGTAAAATTACGTCATAAAAAATGTAATAATATTTATTATGTAGAGCCAAAATCATTTTCAAGTGGTAGAAGATGTCCTTATTGTTTTGGAACACACTTAAAAACTACTGAAAAGTTTAAAAAAGAAGTATATGATTTAGTTAAAGATGAATATATAGTAATAAGTGATTATATTAATAATAGCTCTAAAATAAAATTTCAACATAATAGTAATAATTGTAATCATTATATATTTGAAATGACACCAACTCACTTCTTAGGAGGAAATAGATGTCCTTGTTGTAATTTACATAATTCAGAATCTAAAGCGGTTAAGGAAATAAAAGAATATTTAGAAAATAATTATATAAATTATATTCAAGAAAAAACTTTTTCTACTTGTAAAGATAAATATTTATTAAGATTTGATTTTTACTTAACTGAATATGATTTACTTATTGAATATGATGGAAAACAACATTTTGAAGCTGGTTGGTATAAAGATGAAAATAAATTATCTTTAACTCAAAAACATGATAAAATGAAAAATGATTGGTGTAAAGAAAATAATAAAGATCTTTTAAGACTTTCCTACGATGAAGATTATATTAAAAATTTAGACAAATATTTAAATGAAAATTATGAAATAATCGAAGAATAATGTTGCTCAGTATAAACTCCTTTAATTGCTGGAAACTCCTTTATATAAGGATAATCAGCAGCGAAGACAAAAAAGCTTCTTTTTATAAGAAGTTTTTTTTTGTAACGTTCAACGACTATCGAAATCATAAATTATTCTTAAAGAATAATTGAAGAAGAGAGTAGAGTAGAGCCAAGTGGTTCAGGTATGAAGTAATAATTCAGTAATTCCTGATTAAATCGAAATGGGGAGCATAGAAATATTTTCTATGAAGATATAGTCTCAACTCTAGATATAAATAAAACTAGAGAAGTTCATAAGAGAACTGCATAAGATTAACGAACTTATGTGAAGAATAATGATGGTAATGAACTATTCCATCACATGATAAAGCTTATATGACTAGAACTATTTCTGAGTCATATGATAATAATGTGCTTAATGAAGGTCTTATTAATTTTAATATGGCTGATTTAGCAGAATATGTAACTAAGGAAGATAGAAGAATTAATGCTATTTGTGAATCTCTTAATTTTAATATTAATGAAGATTATTCAAATGTAGAAGTAGATAGAGCTAATAAATTACTTTCAATTAAAGAAGGTAATGAAACTCTTAAATTATTCTTAAAGAATTCTGTGGTTAGTAATATGGATAATTATTTTAAGTATAGATTCTAAAAAAGGAGAATGACTAAATTATTAGTCATTCTCTTAATTTTATATAAAGGAGCATACAAAATGAAACAGATTAATAAACCTAATGAGGTTAATAATATAATTTCTATGAATAAAGATAATGATGTAGTAATTGCCAGAAAAGGTGATAGTAAAAATATTATTGGAAGTTTTTATTTTAATCAATGGTCTGATAGTAAAGAAATGAAAATGTTTATAAAGAATATTGAAAGACAAATAAGAATGTCTAATGAATATAAAACCTATATAGGTCATTTAAATAATGAAATAGGTATACATAATTGTGCTATATTTGGAAATCTTTCAGATAGTATTGATGGAGTTACATTTGAATTTCATCATTATCCTTTTACTCTTTATGATATTGTAGAAATTTGTATTAATAAAAGATTAATGAATAATGAAAATTTTACTTCTTTAGATATTGCTTATGAAGTATTAAAGCTTCATGAATTAAATCAAGTTGGTCTAGTAAAATTATCAAAGACTGCTCATGAATTAGTTCATGCTGGAAAAATATTTATTAAATTAGAAAGTATATTTGGAGATATAAATGCTTTTGTAAATAAATATGAAGGTTATATTTCAGAAGATATTAAAGAGAATTATAATAAATTAATAGATATGAATAATAATGAATTTGATGAATCTATTATTAAAGCCTAAAAAAAAAATAAAGAGAATAGCTATTTATTTAGCTATTCTCTTTATTTAAATTAATAAGCAACTTTAAAATATTCAAGATTGTCACTTAGAGGAGTATATTCTCTATAATTATTTCTATCACTTGAATATTTACGAATTACTTTATTAACAATTCCATCAGTGACTTTAAGGTAATAAAAACTATTAGCAGGAATTAAAATCTTAAAGTTTTCTGGAAGAGATCTTTCAGTATAATAACGACAATAATCAATATAGTAAGTATATTTCTCAAAAGGAAAATTTCTTTCAAATCTTACTTTTTGGTATCTATAACTTTCTTTAAAGATTCTATTTCTATATTTATGAAAATAATTAATAACTTTAGTTTTAATTTCATCTTTTAATTTATCATATAAAGCTGAATTACCAGTTTGATCTACTTTAGTTTTAATAATCTTCTGAGTTTCTTCATTCTCTATATATTTTAAAAAGCCTTCAACAGAAAGCTGATTACTTAAAAGTAGCTTATTAACATTTTCATCATAACTTTCACTTTTGAAAAGATATGTACCAAATTTAATTGTCTTATCACCGTGTGTCACATAAATATCTCTCATAATATTACTCATTATATAAAATTCCTCCAAAATAATTTATTTTTATACATTGATATAATATAAATTTAATAATTGTTATCAGCTAAAAATGTTTTATTTTCTTTATCAATAGTATAAACTTTTTGATTTTTACTACCTCTAAATTTTAGGTTTAAATCCTTTTGTTCTTCAATAAAAGGTCCAATAACTGCTTTATTACAATATTTTAATAAGAAATTTTTCATATTAGGATTCTCTTCAATCTGTTCTAAAGTATAGCCAGTCCAAATCCATACATTCTTATTGTCAGTTAAATTTCTTAATCTAAATTCTTCCATTAATGGTAATAAACCTATAATATTATCTAATGGTTCTCCACCAAGTAATGAAATTCCACTGTAATAAATTTTAGTATTAAATACTTGGTCCAAAATTAAATCTTTTTCAAAATCTGTAAAGACTCTTCCAGAATTAAACTCCCAAGCATCTTCATTAAAACAACCTTTACAATGAATTGTACATCCACTAACGAATAGAGATACTCTTAGTCCATCTCCATTAATAACATCTGTATAATAAATTTTAGAATAGTTCATGTTTCTCACCCCACATAGTTTCTTTTAAGTAATCTGTCAATTATTTGAAAATCATTTAAGAAGTCTTTACTTACTAAGTAACTATCTCCTTTATATTTTACAAATGAATATCCAGAGAAATTTCTACAATATTCAAGATCATTTTCTTTTAAGAAAACCTTATATGTTTCTAAGCTTTTATCTTTAACTCCCTGAACTAGATAAAGATTATCAATATCTGTATTAATATAACTCATAACCTTTTCAATGTCCTTTATATCAGTATCAATCATTTTATACTTAATTATCATAATATTTCTCCTTTATAATAACATTAATTTATATAAGTTATTCCTCCTAAGAATGTTTTTATATATATAACCCATAAGAGTTCTTGACTCTTATGGGTCATTTTTATTAAATCACTTTAGGAGATTTTTACCATCCTGAATTCCTGATTCATAAAATTTCTTATTAGAATTTTCCGAAATATCAAAATCAGAACAAGAATGATCACGGAATTTTTTTGTTAGCTTACGGCTTTTCTTGATTCTTTCAAATCTCTTCTTCTGTTTTACATTAGGATACTTTTCCTTATCTACATCAGAAGTAAACATGTCATAAGGTCTAATACAAACTTTATTAGATTCAATATCCTTATAAACTACCATCTTTTCATTAGTTTCTGAATGGTATCCAACACAGACTACCTTATAAATACCGCCTTTAAAATGTCGATACAATTTACCACTTTTAATAATCATAATAGATTCCTCCTTGAAAATTAATAATTAATTATTATTTATAAAATTTAAAATTTTATTCCCCATCAAAGAAGAAATCTAATGTTAATGGATTTTTAGAATATAAAGTTTCATTAACTTTCTTTAATTCTGAATAATCATTAATAGACTTTATAAATGATGGATACATAATATTTAAATCATTTTCATATTTTGAAGCTAAATAAAAGTTATTATATATTTTAAAATTTTCAATAACTTTATTTAACTCTTCTTCAGTTAAAATATCTTTAAATAATTCATTAATAGAAGCAATATTAAATATAATTTTATTAATATCAATATTATTTTTACATAAAAAAGCTACTGCTTTTAAATAACTAAAGTTCTTTATACCAGTTGTATCTAAATCTTTATGGGATATAAGACTTTCAATTAATATAACATTTTCTGGATTAATTGTTAAATAATCAGGATGTTTTTCAATAGTTTTACTTTTACCTAATAAAATCTTAATAATATAATTAGAAGTAATAATGCGAGATTTATCTCCTCTAGGTTCTAATATAATAGTTTCTCCTAGTAAAGTATTCTGATACATTTGTTTATCTGTAGTTAATATAATATTTAGATTATTTTTAAATTCTTCTTTTTCAATCATAAAAGGAAATATACTACGATAATCACAATATGAACTATCTGCAAAAGAAACATTTGGTAGATATTCAATAATTGTTTTCATCATCTTATAATTATCCTTTAATAATAGATTTAAATCACTAAATACTGGATTATCTAGTAAGAATCTTTTTTCATAATAAGTCTTTTTATAATCTGGATTAATATCTTTAATCTGATTATCAATCTTTGAATTATACATGAATATTATATTAGTATAACATCTATGTCTACTTGCAAAGTAATGTCTATAATGTCCAATCATATTCAATAATATAGAAGATATTGCATATTTATCCTTTTTATTTACAATACCTGAAAGTCCTTTAATGCTTTCAGGGTTATATAATTGTTTGATTGTAGAAGCTAAGTCTATAAATATATTTATTACAGAACCTTCAGCTAATACACTCTTATATTTTCTAAATAAATTATCCATATATTCATAACGGATTTTCTTAGCATTTAGAATTTTTTCTATATTTTCAATCATTTATATTTCCTCCTAAATTTCAATTGGATTGGATAATTCTATTTCCAATTTAGTAACACCATAATCCTTTCCAATATTATTATAATATAAAGTAACACCATTAAATTTTGTAAGATAATTTCCATGTAATAGTTCAATTATCTTTTTCTTTGAAACATCTTTATCAGAAAATATATTAATATTACAATTAAGAATTCCTAATGTTTGAAGATATTTTAATACAAAGTTATAAGATTTTCCATTACATGATATAAATAAGTCATTATCATTTTGTTTACAATCATATAAATGATTAAATATACCTAATATGTCAAAGATTCCTTCGGCTAAATAAATATTATAAACTTCTCTTGAAAGATTTATTTCATTTCCTATAGTATAGAATTTTCTACTTTGCAATATATTCTCACTATATATTTTTTTATTAATATATCTTTCATTTTGTTTACCAGTAATATCTCTAAAGCAAATCATATTATTATCATTTAATAAGAATCCTACATAATTATTTTCTAACTTAGATAAATTTTTCTTATAGAATTGATTCATTTGAAGTTTATTATTGTTAAAGAAGTCTTCAATATTTAAGATTATCTTATATTTTTCTATAAGACTTTCTTCATTAATATTTATACCTAGTCTATTATTAATATATTTTATTTTTTCTAATTCTTTTTTATTATATTGGTTTGGTAATACATCAAAATTTTTATTAAATATTTCTAAGAAGTTATTACCATATTTTTTATTAAGATTTTTAATATAATTATTTTTACTTTGAACTACATAATTAATAACTTCAGGATCATATAAATCAATATCTCTTAAGAACTTATTATCAACAATTCCTGTTACAGAACATTTTTGACAAAAGTATTTAAATGGTGGTTGATTATTAATATATAAATGAGCATGATTAAGATTTGTACTATCACCACAATAAGGACATCTTATATAAGTTTCAGATTTATCAGTAGTTAAATAACATAGTTTAATATTCTTTTTTAAATATTCATATACTGTAAAATCATAATTATTATTTATCATTTTTTCACCTCCATATAAAAATTTATTCCTTAAGGTTTTTATTTATAAAACCTTAAGGAATATTTATTAAAATTAAAGTGCTAGAATAAAGCTAATTACTTCTCTTTCATAATTATTAGGATTAATAATAATCTGATTATCTTCGTCATCGAGATATCTATAATTTTTGAATGAAATCATCTTAATGATAAAATTATCATTATCAATAATATCTACAACATCTTCATACTTTTTAATAATCTTTAAAAATCCATCTTGACTCTTAAGCTTCTTTCCACCAACTTTGTTTCTAATGTCAATTTCATTTTCAACTGTTGATTTAAGAATCTTTGGAAGTTCAATAAATCCATCTTCTTCTAAATCATGGATTAATTCATGAAGAAGTATTACACGATCTTTTTCAGTTGCAACATTTACTTCAAAGATCTTTCCAAATGTTATGAATAAGAAATAATTTTGAATATTATTAAGATTCTTATTCTTAAGAACATTAGTTTTAAATTCATCAATAATATCATCAGTAATATCATTATCATAAATATACTGACTGATATGTTGTTTAATAGTTAACTTATTAAGAACTAATTGTCCTTCATTCTTTCTATTTGTGAAGATTGTTTCATTAAGTCTATCTCTTTCATCAGTATCATCATCATTTTCAAGATTTCTTAATGGTCTAAACTCAAACGTAAAATTAAATGTAAATGCAAAGTCAAGCTTTTTTCTTAAGACTACGTCAATATATTTAATCGCAGATCTATTAATATCTAACTTTGGAATAATACTTTCAATTAATTGTACATTAAATTCTTCACAAATTAATTTCATATCAGTAGTATAATTACTAATAAACTTCCAAATCTTTTTATTAGCATATTTTGTCTGTTCAACTCTTGAACGAACTACTGATCTTAATTTTGTTAAAGGATTATTCTTTTCTTCATTTAGCTGCGTGAATTTAATCATTATAGTTCTAAAAATATCATAGAATATTCCATCAATTTTATTATTTAAAGTATAGTCACAAATAATTGGAATAACAATTCTCATTGCTACTGCTGATTCAACGAAAATTTTATTCATTTCATCAGTAACTTGAAGATCTGTATTAATCTTTTCATTAGTTTCAGATAAATCAAGTTCATAATTACTTTCTACGTAATTTACAATATCTACTTTGATATCATCAATAAATTTGTAAACATCTTCTTTAAACGTTTCTAATTCATATGGTTTCTTATCTTTAAGAGCTATTTTAGTACTAAATAAAGCATAAGATCTAATTGAATCATTATTTTGATTCATTACATAATTAATATCATTACAGATTGTTGGTAACATTGGCTTAGTTGAGCTATTAGCTGTTCCTTCTGAATAATATCTTTTATGCTGTATCTTGAAAATGTTATGCTGTTTTATACTATCTCTATTAAATATCTTATCGAATTTAATGATAATACAATGACTCTCTTGGTCATATACAGCAAATTCATACATGCCCTCCTCATTTTTAGTTAATGGTTGGTCGTACTTTTCGATTAATTCCTCATTAGTCAATCCTTTAGTTGCCATTAGTTTTCCTCCTATAAAAAACTTTTAAAATATATTTTGTCCTCAAAGACATATTTATAATATATATTTATTAAAAATATCTTTAAGAATAGAATCTATGTTATTAAATTCCGTATAAGGAATTCTATATAAATCAATATTATCATGTGAATTACAATAATCGTCTTTGATGGAATCTCTCTTTTTCTGTTCTTTTAAATTATTACCATAAAAAGATTCTTGATAATGTTGTATTCCATCATATTCTATTAAAATTATTTTACCATTCTTATCTTCTAATTTAAAATCAAATGGCAAATAACGTTTATATTTACAATCATCAAATTTATATTGTTCTTCAAAAGTATAATGATTATTTTCAAGCCATGTTCTAATTCGTTCTTCACCTTTTGAAGCTTTACAATAAGAACATCTATTTCCTTGTTTAAAATCATTAAAACGAACTTTATAAATTTTATTACATTTTTTACATTTAACTTGTAAAGAAGTTTTACAACCTTTATATTCTTTAGAAATTAATTCTTCTCCTGTGGAATTAATATAATTTCTAACATCTTCATAAAGAAGTTTATTATTATCATTTCTTTCTTTGATAGAACATTTATTACATCTATTACCCTGTTTAAAATTACAAAATCTAATAGAATAAATATTACCACATTTATTACATTTAATATTTAATTTTTCTTTACAATTATTATATTCAGTTGAGATTAAAGTTTCTCCTGTAGAGTTTATAAAAGATTTAACATCTTCATAATTTAGTTTCATCTTTTTTATTCTTAAGTTCTTAGCACATTTATTACAACGTTTTCCTTTTTTAAAATTAGTTAAATTCATACCGTATATATTACCACATTTATTACATTTAATATTTAATTTAAAATTATAATTGATATATTCTTTAGAGATTAAAGTTTCTCCTGTAGAATTAATATAATTTCTAACATCTTCATAATTTAGTTTTTTCAATATTTTCTCCTTAGAGCTTAAATGGTTGATTAGTTAATGTTTGCTTTTTCTTCTTATTTTCATCACCATTAGCTTTTTTAGTCATGTTATATTCAATAATTTTAGAATTAGCACTTTTTATTGTTGGTTTTAATTTTTGAATAGTCATTGTAGTATCTAAAGCTTTATTTATATTTACTTTTTTATTTAATTCATTATATTTTATATATAACATAGCAAAATAACAAGATTTCTCAAATCCATAAATACCTTCATTATTTTTAACGACAGGTTTATCTTTAAGAGCTTTTGGAGAAAATTTATCTTTTAACTGTGTTACAACTATATCATCTTGATTGTACCAGTAGCAGTATGTAAACGTAAAATTCAAACTATTACTAAATACTTTAATTGCATACTTATCTATTGTAGTAGATGATAAAGAATTCATATCTACTGGAAGAAATTGTATAACAACATCATAATTAATTTTATCATATTTTTCACTAGGAACTTGAATATAAAAGAAATAATCATTTTTATTAGTTCCTCTAAAGATTTTAACTTTAAAATCACTTTTTCTTTTTTTATATAATTTATAAAATCTATCTTCTAAATTAGCTATGATAAGGTCTCTTCTTGCAAAACTTGCAGAATAACTTCCTGAAGGATTTTGTAAAAATTGCTTCATAGTCATTAATTTCATTTAATTTACCTCCTTTAAAAACCTAATAATATAATATTAATTATTAAATTTAATTTTAAAAAATATAATAATTAATAAGTTTATATTAAAAAACATTAGGTTATTAATATTTAAAAAAGGGAGATGATTATAAAATGTATAATGATTTTGGTTTTAGATTATATAATGAAGGTCCAAAGTTTAAGATAAAAAGAGTTAGAACAGTTCATACATCTACAGGTGTGAACGGACCAACAAAAACTAGAGGCGGATATGAAGTTTCACCATCAGCAAGTAATAGAGTATCAACAAATTCAGGTAAATATAGTGGTATGACAAAAAATGGAATTGCAAGAGTTAAAGCTAAACAATTATCTGCTGGAAGACAGTTTTCTCTTAATAAAACTGCTAATAAAATTTCTTCTTTTGAAGAATGTATGAAACCTATGCAATTATTGGATTTTAATAGAAGAAGTTATGAATCATCTTATAATAGTTATTATAATGATAATAGTGGAACTACTAAGTCTAATAGAATTAAAATTAAAGGTTATAAATTTTTTGATAATTTTAATAATCAAATAGCAGAAGTAGAAGTAGAAAGTAGAAATGGTAATAATATTATTACTAAATTTGATGTTAGTTCACAATATAGTGGTTTAGGATTTGCTAAAGATTTATTAAAGATGGCTAAAACTAGTTTATCCGCTAATATGGCTGAAATAGATATTTCTGAAGAATCAAAAATTAGATTTTTTGAAAATAATGGATTTATTAATTTAGGTATAAGGAAACAAACTTGTATTCTAAAAATAGAAGATGTAGTCAGAGCTGTTGATAAACCTACTTCGGTTGAATTATTTGATAAACCATTTTTCAATGGATCTGATTCAAATTCTTTATATAATACAGGAGGACTTGAATATGAGGGATATAGAAACTATCTCTAATATATCAACTATTAGAGTTAAAGTGTTTACTCATAATGATCTAGATGGAGTTAGTTGTGGATTAGTATTTAAAAAATTTTATAATACAAAAAATATTAATTTTAATTATGACTTTATTAGTTATAATGATTATGATAAGATTAAAGAATTCTTTGATATTGATAATGAATATGGTGCTAAAATTTATGATTATTTATTTATAACTGATTTAAACTTTAAAGGAAAAGATCTAGAAGATTATATATTAAATCCTTTTAAAAAATTTACTACTCTTTTAAATTCTCCTAATAAAGGTTATTCAAGTATATTTAAAAAGATATTTTTTATTGATCATCATGCAGATAGTGAAAAAACATTTAGAGATAAAATATTTACTTTATTTGATAAGATAGAATATTTTAATGATATGACCAATTGTGCTAGTTTACAATTATATAACTTTTGTGCTAATAGACAATCAATTGAATGGACTAATACAACATTAGGTCTTGAACATGCTAAATTAAATGATCAAAAAGCTTGGTTAGAAAGTTATTTAAAAAATGTTAATGACTGGGATACATTTGAATGGAAAAATAATAATAATTTAATGGCTAGAGATTTAAATCTATTATTTTCACATATGCAAAGAACTAAGTTCTTTTTAATGCAAGTGCAAAAGGAAAGTATAGTTTTTTCATTTAATAAAACTGAAAAAACTATTATTAATGAAACATTAGAAAGTATTAATAAAGAATATAATAGAGTATTAAATACCTCAATAGTTCTTGATCATATTGATGAAGATGGTTTTACTCATCCAGATATTCAATATATTATTATTAGAAGTGATGATAATGTTTCTTTAATTTGTGATATGCTTAAAAATGATATTATTAATAAAAAAATATATACAAGATTTAATATTAAATATATAATCAATGTATCTTTTAAATATGGAAGTATTAATTTTAGAAGAGTTTATGATGATATTGATTTAACCAAAATAGCTTCTATATATGGCGGTGGCGGTCATCCATTTGCTTCAGGTTGTGTTTTAGATGGTAAGAATCAACTACAATTAAAAAGAATTTTATTACCTACTTTAGAAAGATATGCAAATAATTAAGTTAAAAATCAGTTTGTTTTATGAACAAACTGATTTTTTATTAATCCTTAACAAATTCTTATACTAAGTATATTTAACTTAATAAATTATTAGAGAAGGTGAAATTTTATGAAATTATATCTTTTAGCTGAATGTGTTGAAAGACTATCACAATGTGATATAGATGATCCAAATGATCAAAAAACAATTTCAATGTGTGAAAGTTATATATTAGAGTCATATAATTATTACTTAGAAAGTTGTGAAGAAAATGGTTATGAGCCTTTAAGTGAATCAGAATATTTACAAAATATTATGCTTAATGAAGGTTTCTTTAAAAAATTATTAGGTGGCGCTGCATTGGTAGGTGGCGCTGTAGCTGCAGGCTCTATGGCTAAGAAAACTATTAACTCTGTAAACTCTAACGCTAAAGCTACAGGTGCAGAAACTGGTGGTTTTAAAAACTTTAAACAAAATGCAAGTAACTTTATGCAGCAATCTGGTGGTATTGGTGGTGCTATTAAAAATATTAGAAATACTTCAAGAAATTCAGAAATAGCTCAACAACAATATAATGGTGCTTCAAGAACTAGAACTATAGGTTCTGATAATGTAATGGGCGATGCTGTTATGTCTGTTGGTGATAAGAAAACTGCTAAAAAAGCTGTTAAAAAAGGAGAAAACTTAACTGGTACTGATAATATTATACTTAATAAAAAAGATAAAGATGGTAATGATATAGTAGTTGATGCCAATAGTGAAAGAGGACAAAGAATTGTTGCTGGACAAGCTAGAATGCAAGAAAATAGAGCGAAAAGAGAAGAAGAGAAAGAAAAAAAGAAGCAAGGAAAGGCTAAAGGTCAACCAGAAGCTCCTGCTGCTGCTCCTGCTGGTAATGGTAATACCCAAACACCTCAACCAACACAAACTACACCTGCTAATGGCAATGGTAATACACAACAAGCTGCTGCTCCTGCTGGTAATGGTAATACCCAAACACCTCAACCAACACAAACTACACCTGCTAATGGCAATGGTAATACACAACAAGCTGCTGCTC